ATGCCCACCACAACCACCTGCGCCTCGTCCTACAAGCCCGCGTCTGACGCGCTGGCGGACCACACTGACACCTCTGTGAGCCCGATCGCTGTCGTCGGCCTTGACGAATGGGAGCTGTGGCAGCACGCCCAACGGTTGTCACCGAAGACCATCTCCGAGCGTGTCCGGGTGTTGCGTCAGTTCTACATCGAAACGCACGTGCAGCCGATGCACGCGGACTCTCTCGGCATCGTCCGCTGGACGGCCAGCCACGACGATTGGTCGGACTCGACGGCCGCGGCGTACAACTCGTATCTGGTCGCGTGGTTCAAGTGGCTCCAGATCACTGATCGCCGGCTTGATAACCCGATGGTGAAGGTCGGGACGGTGAAGGTGCCCGATCGGGCTCCGCGGCCGATCGCCGACACCGATGTGCCGAAGCTGCTGCAGACCCGCATGTGGACGTCGACGCGGCGGATGATCCTGCTCGCGCTGCTCGCCGGGCTGCGGGTGCATGAGATCGCCAAGATCCGCGGCCAGGACGTCGATATGGCCAGCCAACTGTTGTGGGTGAAGGGCAAAGGGAAGCGCCTGCGGTCGATACCGTTGCATCCGATCCTGATCGAGATGGCCTCCGAGATGCCCGAGCGCGGGTGGTGGTTCCCGATGCGCGGCTACGAAGCCGAGCACATGCTGTCGAAGTCGGTGTCCGACGTGATCGGTCGCACCATGCGCCGCGCCGGGGTGTTGGGTACTCCGCACAGTCTGCGCCACTGGTATGCGACCAGCTTGCTCGACGACGGCCACGATATCCGTCTTGTCCAGGAGTTGATGCGGCACAAATCGATCCAGTCGACGCAGATCTACACCAAAGTGTCGGACCGGCGCCAACGGGAAGCGATCGCCAGCTTGAGCTTGGCCCGCCACCAACGTCCAAGCGTGAACCCGCGCCGAGCCGTGCTCGACTGAACGCGCGAGAGAGCGGGCCACCGAGCGAGGAGGTCTCGGTGGCCCGCTCTCGGCTTTTCACATGGCGCGCTTGCGGTACCGGTTGAGCACGGCTTGCTCGGCGAGGGTCCATCCGGTGAACGATCCTCGGATGCTCTTGGTGAACGGGCCGGTGGTCTCGTCGGTGGGCAGCTGGGCTCCGTTGGCGGCCAGGCGGGCGGCGGCGGTGGTGATGACCGCGGCGATCTCGTCGTTGGGTTCGCCGCCCTCGAATCCGTTGCCGCGGGTGTAGGCCTTGGCCATGACGGTGACTTGGGCGATGGCGGCCGGGATGGCGGCGCTGCCGTTGTCGAGCAGCGCCGCCACGTCCTCGCTGATGGTCACCGGTTACGCCTCGGTGAGCAGGGTGACGGCCTTGGCCTGCAAAAGCGCGGTGTCCCAGCGGGATACGACGCGGATGCCGACGCTGTCGTAGTCGCCCCACGTCTGGTCGAGGATCTTCACCTCGGCGTTGACGTCACGTGCGACGACCACCTTGGAGAAGTCGACCAGGGCGACGCGGGCCTTGGTGGACACCTTCGGGATGTTGTCGGTGATGATCACCGGCAGACCGAACAGATGGAAAGCGGTGCCCCCCGAGATGCCGGTGGGGTCGAACAGGTACTGGCGGAAGTCCTGATCCGACGTCTCGCCGGGGTTGGCGATCTTGAGCTTGCGTAGTGCGGCGAAGCTATCCGAGGTCATCGCCCAGTGAGTCGGGTTGACCTTGTTGCCCTGGGCGGCCGCGATGCCGTCGATGAGGCTGTCGGCGTCGGTCAGGTCCAGCGTGCCGGTCTGGATGCCGGTCTGGCGGAGGATGCCCTTGATCGTGTTGCTGGTGCCCGCGCCGTCCCACAGGGCGGCGTCGAGGGCGTTGGCGACGTCGGTGACCAGGCGGGTCCGCAGGACGGCGTCCAGGCCGATGACCGCGGTACGGATCAGCTCGTTGGAGAGCTTCACGAGCACCTTGAGGCTCTTGAGGGTGGACGGCAGCAGCGTGACTTCGTCGAACGCAACGTCGCCATCGGAGATCTGCGCGCCTTCGGCGACGAATCCCGCGGTGACGCCGTTGACGATGCGCGGCACCCGGACCGGCTGGGATGAGTCCAGCACGACCGGGCCGGCAGCCAGGAACGTCGAGGCTTGTTCGAGCGGCTGAACGAGCAGGTTCGCGACCTGCGACTGAATGAGGGTGGAGTTACCCGAGGTGACTTCAATGGCCACGATTGAGTCCTAACGTGAGTGTCTGATTGGTGGTCGACACGTCGCCAGGACGTCAATCGTGTTGGGCGCCAGGCCCGCTACCACGTGAGTCTACGTCCGCTCCTTGAGTAATCCCAGTAGCGAGAACGGTTCGGACGCGCCGCCGCGGTTCCCTTGCCCGATATCGCCGGTCGGTCGACGCGACGCCAGGTGCGGTTTGGCGGCGAGCAGATCGTCCACCGCGGCGGCCATCGCGTCGGGGTCGTCGAGGTGGTCCTCGTCGAACTCGAGGTCGCTGGGATCGGCCAGTCGGCCGGTGGCGCGGACCAGCTCGGCGTGCAGCCGTTGGGCGTAGGTGTCAGCGACCTTGGCGCGATCGCGGTACTTCGCGTTCTGCCCGCGCAGCTTCTCGACGTAGGCCCGAGGGAACGTCTCGGCGGTGTCGTCGTCCTGGTGCCCATCGGCGTTGGCGTCGCTGTCGGTGGTGTCCTCTGTCGCACCTTCGGAGGCCACCTCGTCGGCGGTAGTCTCGGTGCCGGCCGTGGTGTCCTCGGCCGTGATGTCGGCGGTGCCGGTGTCGGTCATTGTGGTTGTGTCCCTTCGCTGTTGGTGTGATTAGGCCCCGACCCCGACGCCGGTCGTCGAGGTAGGGGAGTCTTGGGTGCGGGCGGTGCGGATCTCGGCGATCTGGTCGTCGGAGTAGCCGAGCTTGCCTAGTGCGTAGGAGGCGGGCAGCAGGCCGGCGCTATAGAGCTTGACCACGGCGTCGGCCTCCTGGGCGACCGAGCGGGTGGCGGCGTCAGCCCATTGCACCCGAATGTCGTCGATCAGGTTGGGGTCGCGGCCATCCCGCACCGCGACGATGAGGCGGGCGACCTGTTCCCATGCCCGCCCGAACGTCGCTTGCCGTGCCTCCGCGCGGGCGGTCAGGCTGGCCTCAGCGGCCCGCAGCGCGTCGGCCGAGGCCGGATTATCGGTGAAGACACCGACGTAGTGCGCTGGCAGGGTGCTCACGGCCATGATCTGGCCGAGGATGACCCGCACGCTGGCCTCGTATCCGGCGAGGTCGGCGGCGGCGAGCTGCCCGAACTTGGCGGCATCGTTCTCCGAGATCATGGCCCGGTTGCCCTCGGGGATCGGGTTGACCTCGGTCATCACCGGCTGGTCGTCCTCATCGAGGACGGGGTTGCCGTCGTCGTCGAGCACGGGTTCCTCGGTCAGCTCGATGCCGGTGGCCCAGCGCCGGGGCCGGCCGACGTACTCGCTGGTGACCATCATGTCGGCCAGGGACTTGTTCAGGGCATCGACGAGCGGTTTGAGGTCGTCGATCTCGGAACTACCCCAGTCGCCGATGATCCGGTCGGTGTTGCGCAGGTTCACCACCGGGACCACACCGAGCGGATTGGCGATCTCATCGACGGTCTGAAATCCCGTCGAGGTTGCGCCGGCCTGGTTGGCGCGTAGCCGAATGATGCGGTCGGGCAGGTACATGACGGCTTCGGTGGTTTTGGCGCGGGTGTCCTCCCACCGCTTCACCGCGGCGACGGTCTGGCGGGTGCCCGGATCGGTCAGCACGGCAACCTGTTTCGCTGACTCGACGGTGACGTTGGGATTGCCGAACTGGTCGGCCCACACGATCACGTAGGAGTCGCCGAGCAACAGGGCCTCGCGGTGGGCGACGCCAGAGGTTTGGTCGAGGTCGTTGCGCACCCAGTCGGCCCACAACTCCGCGTCGCCCGAGAAGCCGGTGATGCGCAGGCGCTCAGCGAGCGCAGTCACACTCAATCGCGGGATATTGCTGGCCATCACGCCGAACCTGTTGCCCAGCGCAGTCTTTGCTTCTGGGCTCAAGAATGCCAAGGGCTGTTTGCCTGTGTAGTAGCGGTCCAGGTCGGCGTAGCGGGCGGCCGGTGCATCGAGCCGCTGCATGAGATCGGTCAGTAGTTCGGTTTGGGTGGTCATGATGCAAAACTCCTTGCTCTCTTACGGTTTCGGTGAGTTGCACGCCAGGTGGCGCGACTGTGAGCCATGACCAGGCAGGCGGCCAGGTCAATCTTGGGTGCGGTACGGGACCGGGATCGTTTGGCCAGTCGCAGGCCGCGGGCGTCCTCGACGATCACCGCGGCCCCGACATGCGCGGCCAGGCGCGGGTCGCCGGAGTGCGACATCCGGCCGTTGACCGCGGCGCTGTAGAGGTCGGTGGTGGCCGCGGTGAGCCGCGCCGGCGAGTGCGGGAACTCAACCACGGGCAGCTTCTCAGCCTCCAGGGCTTGCAGGGTGCGCGTCCAGCGAAACGGGTCGGCGATGATCTCCACGACCTGCCAGCGCCGGCACGCCTGCCGGATCGTGTCTTCCACGTCGGCGACCGGCACCCGGTAGTCAGTGTCCTTGCGGTGCGGACGTTCCCAGACCGCAAGAACATCGAAATGCGGTTCCGGTGAGACAGTCCCGACCAGCAGGGCGGTGGTGTCATCCGAGAACGACCCGTCGAGGGCAATCACGATTTCGGCGCGATCCGGGACACCGACGCCCGTACCCAGATCCGCCCAGACCTCGGCGGGCAGGAACTTGCCCTCGGTGTCCGACGCAATCTGACACAACCGGGCACGCCGGAACGTCGCCTCACGAATCTTGGGCGGCAGCAGCGCCACCATCGCGTCCTCGTGCAGGAAATCGCCCAGCGCAGGGTTCGCCAGCTTCCAGCAGTGCCGGCAGTCCACCGGGTGGTCCTCGAATCCGGCGGCCGAGTACTCCCGCCACACCAAGCTCGGATCGTCTGGGTGCTCTGCGGCGCTGTTGCGAAGGTCGAGAAGCACCTGATCGTCGAGGTTCGGCCCCGGCGTGCCGATGCATACGAGGGTGGACCGCACCCGTTTGCCTTGCGCCGCAGTGAGAACCTCGTACGAGTCGCGGCTGGCCACGCCGGCCTCGTCGAGTACCGCCAAGCTGTAGTTCAGGCCCTCCAGACGCTTCGGTTCCGCCGGCAACACAACCAGTTCGGCGTTGCGTGACGGGATCACCAGCTTGTCCTTGAAGAACTGGACCCTTGATGCGAGGTCGGGGTGTAGCTCGCACATGCGCCGAGCGATCCCGAACACGATGCCGGCCTGTCGCTCGTCGACCGCCACGATGTCGATGACGGCCGCCTCACCGCCCAGGAACAACTCGTAGACGCCCCAGGCCGCCATCAGACTGGATTTTCCTTGGCCCCGTGGGAGCATCCACCCGGCCGTGCGGGGCTGCACCGGGACGTCCAGCACCGAGCCAACCAACTCACGCTGCCAGCCGCGCAACCGCATGGGTGACAGGGCGCCGGTGCCGGACGGTACCCGGATATAGCGCTGACAGAACCGGGCGAACCGCACCGAGCCGGCCGACCTCGGCCGCCACGACAACGGACTCTCGTCGACCGCGCCCTTCGGACCCGCCTTCACCGCGTAGCACCTCCCACGGGTGTGTAATGCGCACCGCGGCTACCGTCGGAGTCTGGCTGGAGGCTGACCGGGGCGTCCCCCCTGGTGGCTGACGGTCCGCGTGCGGCACCGGCAGCGCGGTTGCAGGGTCCGCACAGGACTCGGACGTCTTGGAGCCGTATGGGCTTGCCAGCGGCCTTGCGTGCCCACGCTTGAGGTGTGTGGTCGGTCTGCAAGTCCTCGGTGCTGCCGCAGTCGGTGCAGAACGGTTGCAATCGTCTGGCGCGCTTGGACAGTCGGGTCCAGGCGGCGTCGTAGCCGCGCGCGTGGGCGGTGGGCTTGGTGTCGATGGTGTGCTCGGTGCAGCGTGGCCCGCTCGTGGGTTCGCCGCAGTCGAGGCAGGGTCGCAGGGTCACTGGTCGTCGTTACCTTCACCGATGTCCGCGGCGTCACGCATCACGCCGAGCAAGTGCTCGAAGTCGATGTTCTGCTTACGGACGACCCACAGGAGCGTGTCGGTCAGCGCATCCACCAGTTGGGTGGGGTCGCAGTTCACGGCGATAGCGTGTCGACCCTTGGTGTCGCTGTTCTTGTTGGCTTGCAACCATGCTGCGGCATCGCGCATGCCTTCGCTGCGAGGGTTGAGTTCAGTCATCAGTGTCCTCCTGGGCGGCAAAGTCAAGGACTGTCTGCTGCAACGTCTTCAGGCCGAGGGGCGAGTACAGCGGTGGGAGCAGGGTCTCGTAGAGGTTCAGGATGGCGAGGACCAGTTCGGTCACTCGGTCTGCTTCGTCGGCGTCGGCCAGGACTGCGGTTAAGGCTTCGCTGTTGTCGTTGCCGTGGTGGGCGATGAGCTGGGCGGCTCGGCGGATGTCGGGGTCGCCGTCTGTGGTGTTGGCCATGTCGACGACGAGCCCGGAAAGGCAGGCCATGCCGAGTTGGGTCACGAGGGCCGGGACGATGTGTTGGAACAAGTCGCAGAGCGCCATGATTAGTTCGGTGATTCGGGCGGCCTGGACGGCTTCGGCGAGGACCTCGTTGCATCCGTCGGTTCGGCGGTGGGAGTAGTGCAAGATAAGCGCTGCTGCGCGCCGGCTGTCGGCTGCGGCTTCGTGGTTGGTCATGCGGTGGTCCTCTCGGGGTCAACGGGGTCGACGTTCCCGAAGGCGTCATCGAGGAGTCGTTGCCGCGCTTCGGGGGTCCGGCATTCCGGGCAGCGAGCGACGGCGTTGTCGCTGATGTCGATCTGGCCGGTGCCGCGGCACGTGGCGCAGTCGCGTTGTGCGCGGGCGAAGAGGTCTCGTGTGGCTTGCTCACGTTCGGTTCGCATCTGGTCGTCCTGCTCTCGTTGAGCTCGGACTTCTTTGCAGCCGTTGCAATTGGGCGGCAGGGGATATCGGCGGGGGTCGGCGTGCTTCGAGCAGCGGGCAGTCCCCAACGAAGTCCCTATAGAAGTCCCTAAGGAGTGCTGTTGTTGCAGTTCATGATTGGTTTTTGGTTCCGCTGCTGGTGCGGGTTTGAACCGCTGCTGGTGCGGGTTTGAACCGCTGGCGGTGCGGGTTTCGTCTAAACCTGCACTGTTGGCGGTGCAGGTTTCGTCGGAAACTTGAACCGCTGCTGGTGCGGGTTTTCGAAGGTCATGCGACCGTCGCGCCGTAACGCCTCGGCCACCAATCGTGCGGGCGGTCTCGGTCAGGTAGCCAGTTGCCACGAGCTTCTGGAGCAACGCCTTCACGCGGTTTCGGGACATGCCGCCGGGCACGCATCCGGCCAAGGCGTCGAGCTCGACCGCCCACCCTGTGCCATCACGGCGTGTGAAGTCGATGCATACGCCCATTGCTAGCCTCACCTCTTTGTCGGTGAATCTGGCATCGGTTCGCAATGACCGCAGCCATGCAAACTTGTCGAATCGGTTCACGAGCTGGCTCACGGGTGGTCATACCCTCGCCGTCTCCGCGACGAGTTGGACCACTGCCCGGTATTCGCGCTTGGCGCGGCCGAGGTGGTCGGTGACCACGATGGTGATCGCGTCGCCTTCGGCGGTGGCGTCGGCGCGGGAGTCCCAGTCGTCGGGTTTTCGGATGGGGAACACTTCACTCGCCGCCGCTAGGCGGGCCGCGATCTGGTGCGCTTCGGCGGTCACGCGCTGACTCCCCGCGGGTCGTCAGTGCGCTGCACAGTGTTCGCGTCGAGGTACGCGCGGACATCGGACCAGCGGTACAGCACGCGGTGACCGACCTTGACGAACTTGGGTCCGGTACCGCGGTAACGCATTTGGGCCAGTCCGGACTCGGTGGTGAACAGCGCTTTGGCGACTTCCCGCGGTAGTGCTGTGTCGGGCTGATCGGATGCCATGAGTTCTCCTGTTTCTCAAGCCTTGTAATTACAAGGCTGGGACTAGTGAACATCGAGAGCGATGCGCTGTCAACCCTTGAGAAAACGAGGTACAGTCCCGAGCGTGACCGAATCCGAACCGCTGGCAGTGCCGCTTGCCGAGGTCGTGGGCCTCAACGCCCGACGTCTGCGCGGTGACTCGACTGCGGACGAGCTCGCCAAGGCGGCCCGTCGGCAGGGGTTGAACTGGGGGACTGGCCGGATATCCGATCTTGAGCACGGCCGCGTTTCTCCGACGCTGTCCACGTTGGTCGCGCTGGCCTATGCGCTCCACACTTTGCGGGATCAGCCGGTGACGTTGGGGGATCTCGTCGAGCATGACGGGTTCATTGAGGTTACTGACAAGCTGAAGGTGAAAAGTGCTGCGCTACAACGGTTTATGAATGGTGAGGACGTTGCTTTCAATGTCGGCGACATGGCCAATAGCGCAGAGATGTTAGATATCGTGAAGGCAGGCTTGGCCCAGATGACCGAGTGGGCCAAGAAGCTCCATTATCTCGATGTCGATATAGACACTGTCGTCGAGCTGGAGCGTCAAGCTGGCGAGACTGAGGCGCGAATCGCGAAGGCATTGGGGGTGCCACCGAGCGCTGTGGCCGTCGCGTCGGCGCACTTGTGGGGCCGCACTCTCTCTGCTGAGCGTGACCGGCGCGCCGGTAAGGGCGCGAATGCTCAGGACCGTGGGCGGATCACTCGTCAGTTGAAGGCAGAGATACAGGCGGCGCTGAATGGCAACGATTAGCAAGTACCAAACCTCAAGCGGTGCAACACTTTACCGTGTCCGATACCGGACACCGGATCGTGGGCAGACCGACAAGCGTGGGTTCAAAACCAAACGCGACGCGGAGGCGTGGGCATCGAAGAATGAGGTTGCCAAGGCACGCGGCGAGTATGTCGCACCGTCGCTCGGGAGGGTCACGGTGGGGGAGCTGGGGCCGACCTGGATGCTGCGCCAGAAGGGGCACATGAAGCCGAGCGGATACCGGTCCTATGAGTCGGCATGGCGGGTACACGTCGAGCCGCGCTGGCACCGGGCGAAGCTCGCGGACATCCGCTACACCGACGTGCAGGCGTGGGTTACCGAGCTGTCGGTCAAGCTCAGCCCGTCGATGGTGGCGACGGTCTATTCGGTGCTGGCGCGGATCTTGGATGACGCGGTGCGCGATCGGTTGCTCGCCGCTAATCCGGCGCGTGGGGTCAAGCTGCCGTCGCGGGCCAAACGACAGAACGTGTATCTGAGGGCCGACCAGCTCCACATGCTCTCGGTCGAGGCGGGCCGGTACGGGTCGTTGGTGTTGTTGCTGGGGACGGCGGGCCTGCGCTGGGGTGAGGCGGCGGCGCTGCGCGTCTCCGATGTTGATTTCCTGCGTCGGCGGATCGTGCTGCACGAGAACGCGGTGAGCGTTGGCGGCCATATTCACGTTGGCACGCTCAAGTCAGGTCATCACCGAGCGGTCCCGCTGGCGGGGTTCGTCGTCGAGGCCCTGGCCGCCACATGCGAAGGCAAGGCTCGCGACGAGCTGCTGTGGCCGTCCGCCAGCGGCCGACACCTCGGGCCGCCGGCCGGAATCCGGTCGTGGCTATCAGGCGCGGTGGAGCGGTGCCAGAAGGCGGACGAGAAGTTCCCGCGGATCACAGCACACGACCTGCGGCACACCGCAGCGTCTTTGGCCATCTCGTCGGGGGCGAACGTGAAGGTCGTTCAGCGGATGCTCGGGCACGCTTCGGCGGCCATGACGCTGGACGTTTATGCGGATCTTTTCGACGACGATCTCTCCGCAGTTGCCGACAAGTTATCTGAGACTGTGGGCAAAATGTGGGCACGGGAGGTGAAACTGGACAGCCAGCAAACATAG